ACCAGATGAATATGAGAGTGTCGGTGAAGCAGGATACTGAACATTACCGAATGATATGACAGGTGCACCTACAGTGCTTGGGTCTTCATACCAGTAAACAGATCCAGTTGTAGAACTTCCTTGTGTAAACTTCGCAAGATTATACCCATCAGGAGATGCAGCATTAATCATTCTTAAATCATAAATCTCATAGAATCCTGAAGCAATTCCAGTATTTCTTGTAGAGTTAGAAGCATCTTCATTATTTGCTATCTGAATAGCACCATATGTACCATCGTTATCACCAGTTGCCAGTGTAGTAGTTCCTACTCCAACTGCATTTACAAATCCAGTGACAGTTCCAGAATCACCAGGACCATATTCAGTAATATAAGTTGTGCTTACTGTACTATCAGTATTTCTTGTATATTGTGTACCTGCTGATGGTGCAGAACCACCTGTATTATTTGTCGGAGTAAACCCTGCACAAAGTCTACCAACTCCAGCAGCATTGGCTAAAGTAAGAGAGACACCATTTATAGTATCTGGAGGACTGGGAACTAATTTTCCAAGTATATTGTTTAATTCGTTAATAGAATCTTTTGTTTTGTCTGTATTATTAATAGTAAATGCTCCTGTTTTGAATCCTCCAGTAGGTGTTCCTATGGTTAAGTCTCCGTTATATGAAATAGCACTGACTATTCCAGTGGTTCCACCAAAAATTGTTACACCAGTTCCAATGTGAAATGTATCTGTATTCGCATTAAATGTTACGTCTGAAGTAGTGGCAGCAGAAACCATAGTTCCTGATGTTAAATTAGTTAGAACCAATCTTTCAGTTCCTGATGCCTCTGCTAATGCAGCACCAGTATTTGATAGTCCACTACCATCACCAAAGAATTTAGTAGCACTAATAATACCACTAGAGGCATACATTGTAATTGCAGAACCTACGAATGCATTACTTGTTAATGTAGAAACACCCGATACATTTAATGTTTGAGTTTGAGTGGTTCCGAGTACAGTAACACCAAGTCCAGTGGTAGCAAATTTCTCATTACCATTAAAGAATAATTTTACCTCATTATTAACATTAGCTTCAAGATATGTCTCACTACCATCTTCTCTTTTGAGTAATATTTTATCACCACGAATTCTAAGATCACCACCACTATTTTTTAAGTAGGTGTGAGCACCTCCATGCCATATCTCAAAATCTTTATTACTTCCAAATTCTAATCGAGTATTATCAAATAAAATTAAATCACTTGTAGAATGATCCCATCTTGCATTAGTATTTGCACCTTTAAACTGCACATCTTCATTAAATGTAGAAACACCTGCAACACTTAAAGTTTGAGCAGATACGAATGCTGTTGATGCAGCACCACCACCAGAAGCAGTAACAGTTACAATACCTGCATGAATCGCAGTGACATCTAAGTTTGTAGAGAAATTAATTGTACCTGCTGTACCAACATTTGATCCGTCATGTTGAACTACAACACCAGATCCTGATCCAGTAATACCAGTCAATGCAGATCCATCAAGTGAAGGTAGTGCACCTGTTAAATTACTAGCAGGTAATGATCCACTAAGTGAAGTAGCGGATAATAAACCAACAACAACAGCTCCTGCATTATTCGTTTCAAATTTTAAACTATTATTAAAATATGCTTCAACTCCTCCACCACCAACTGTTAACAACATTGGGTAACGAAAAGCACCAGTAGATGGGTTAAGATCATATAATCCAACAAAAGTTGCACCAACAGATACGATTCCACCAGGACTACCTGCTCTAAGATTCAATGTAGAAAAATCAGAATCAATTTTATTGAGATCTCTTCCAAAAAATATCGTATTACCGAAACCAATACTCATGGTGCCACCAACACTAACATTATTGAAGACTGATAATCCTGTTGTGTTTATACCTGCGATGCCTCCACCACCTCCACCACCACTACTTGTGGCAGCTGCACCTACCCACTTTCCAGCAGATGAATCATATTTTAAGAACTTATCATTTACTTTTGCTGTAGATAAATCTACATCATCCATATCTTGAATGCGTACCGCACCACCACCACCGAATGTAGCAAGTTGCTTCTGTATTCTGTTTATGAATAACTTATATTGTTCTTGAAACTCATCAAGAGTTACATACTTTTTATCAAGTGGTGTAAGTGGATCTGAATTATCTACGTTAGGTGGTTCATTAAGTAAACCTTCTTGTAAATTCTGTAATTGTTTCTCGTTTATATTATCAAACTTCTCTTCAAGACTTCTTATGTTTTGATAGACATTACCATTCAATATATGTTGTAGTTCTTCTAAGACTTCATCCTTAAGTCCACGAAGATGTATATTATTCTGTCTCTTGTCAAGTATTGTAACCTCTGTGTTTAAAGTTAGATGAGCTGCTCTAAGATCATCAATTTTATCATCAAAATCTTCCTTTATACCCTCAATTTTTTTATTTAACTTTTCTATTAAATCTGAATACTCTTCCTTAAACTCAACAAAGTTTACACTATTATCTACAACTTCAGACAAAGAATTGTCAATAGAGGTGGTAACACTCTCTAATTGTTTCTTAAGCTCCTCGACTTTATCAAACTGATGCTTAATATTATTTAAATTTCCATTGACGTTTTCAGAGACTTTATCCCCTTTCTTCCCAAATAATTCACTCGGTTTCTTTAATGCCACTTTTTTATACTATAAGGTAAGTACTATTATATTTATTTATTTGGAAAAAAATCATCCCATCTCAGTATGTAGTATATCATAATTGATACTAAAATCAATAGTATGATAACCATATTAACAACTCCCCAGACTATCATGGGTCAAAAAATCCGAATGCTAGAATTAATAAAATGAAGATTGAAAGATATAAAATTGCGTGTATTATCATCCAATTAACAACATTGCTTGTTGAAGTTCTCTTGAATGATCTAATTCATCTTGTGCAATCTTTGCAATTTTTGTATCTTCTGGATGCCAAACAAGATATTTAGTATATGTCTCATAGGCATGCTTTTCAATCTTCATGTTAATATCATAAGCGTCAATAGGATCGACAAGATAGTAAGCAACCATGATCCAATAATAAAGTAAAACAAGATGTTTGGCAAAGAACCGATCAATCCAGTACTTATTTCCGTCCCTAAGTTCCATCTCTTCGAGGTGTTCTGTTTCATTTAATGCTTGATAGAAATGCTCCTTCATTAGATATACATGTTCTTCACCACGAAGTCCTAAAGATTCACGAAAATGTAACACACTGATAAATGCAAAGTATGGTGCTCTTGCGATTACTTCAAGAACCCAGAATCTTTGTGGGTGTCTATTTCGATATGCAAAATCAAGTAATGTAATAGTAAAATTTAAAACAAATGAATTAAAATTTTTCATAACTTCTTTATCTCTATAAGTATTTATACTTATAATGTTATCTTAACATACTTCTCCTATTTGTAAACCATAATCACAATCAGATGGAACTATCAAGACAAATCCAATACCCATATTAAATACTTTTTTCATTTCCTCTAGTGGCACATTACCCTTATTCATAATCTTTAAAAATATTTCTGGATGTGTCCAAGTATTCCAATCAATATATGGTTTCAATCCAGTTGGTAATATTCTGGATATATTCTCTACTAACCCACCACCAGTAATATGAGCCATACCAAGTATTGGTATCTCATCAAGTAGTGTCTGTATATGTTGTGCATAGATGATAGTTGGTGTTGATAATTCTGGATCGTGCATTCCAATATCATTTATTAGTGTGTATCCATTACTATGAACACCACTACTAGGTATACCAATGATTTTATCTCCTTTCTTTATATTACTACCATCAATTATTTTTTTCCTTTCTACAATACCAGTACAGAAACCTGCAAGATCAACTTCAGAAGATGATACATGTTCAGCAGTTTCTCCTCCTAGTAATTCGCAACCTGCAATCTCACATCCCTTTACAATACCTTCCATTAGAAGATCAACTTTATAATCTACGCAAGGAGTAGATATATAATCTAAAAAATATAATGGTTTTGCTCCACAGCAAATAACATCATTAACACACATAGCAACAAGATCAATACCTATTGTACTATAATCTGCTACTTTTATTTTAGTGCCAACACCATCAGCACCAGACACCAAGACAGGTTCCTTGTATCCATGAGGAACCTCAAACATACCACTGAACCCACCAATACCTGGTGCTTTTAATTTTAATCTCTCAACAAAAGCATTACCTGCTTCAATATCAACATTGTATTTCATTAATCACGTTGTCGCCAATCATCTGACCTATCAGGTCGGAACCAATCATAAATTTCATCTGGACTATTGAAACCCCTGATTTGTTTACCACTTGAATCGGAGTCTCCTATATTCAAGTTATTCAGAAAAGAATCGTTCGGATTCGTATTCATTCTTCTTGCCTGTTTTATCATTCCTCTGGCACTTGTATTTGCCTTTCCCAACTTCTCTGCCCATATCATATCTTCTAGACTTACCTCAGTTCCTGCTGCAATTGACTTGCAGATGCCTTCAAGTCGAAGACGATATTGTGTTGATAACATAAACTAATGTATACTATTAGTATTATCTATATGTAAGCAAAAGACGGGATGAAAATAATTGCTATTGTTATGATTCCAAGAATTATTATGGAAGATCTTATCGGTATATCCTTCATTTGATCTCCTTAATATATTCCAAAGAAAAAGGATGTTCGTGTAGATACGGAACATCCTCTCTTGCGTTTCTTGCTGCCTCAAATGCATCTTCTGCATATTCACCAATTTCATGGTGTTCATTCTTTTGGTCGTGCCAACCAAGTTCGTAATGGGACATGATTCTTTTCAACTCCAGTACAATAATATTTATTATAGCACCTAAGTATTTTTACGCAATTGTATGTGGACTCACTAACAATTATCGTTTAAATCTTCCACCATATTACCACCGATATCAGCACCTTGATTTCCACCAAACATTGCTACCCAACCAGCAGCCACCCAGCCAACGAAAGGAATGCTACTAAGAGTAGGAGCGGCAGCAGTACCAATAGAAGTGCCCACCAAACGTCCTGTGTTTTCTCCTCCACCAATTGCTTTGATGCAGGCTTCACTTTTATTACTGGTGACAGAATCACCAACACCTCCTTTTACTTGCCATTCTTTTCGTATATGAACATCACCGTTTGATGTGTACTCCTCTACAATATCTTTGGTTTCGTTTGCTAATCCTAAGAATCCACCTTTCTCTTTAATAGTAGTTGTTTTAATCATCACTTTCGGATCATTAGCACTATAACTTATCTTATATCCATCTTTATCAGCAGATATAACATAAGATGTATAAGGTCCTACAGGTGGTGATATGACTGGTAAACTACTTTTCCTTGATAGTAATCCTATCATTGCAATATGGGAAACTCCGAAGAGTGTTCCCAAACTTATTCCAATCCATTTTTTCATAATTACAATTTAATTAATCTTACTTAGGTTGTTCTGGAGTTATTTTTACAGGTGCTTGCTCAATACGAATAGTTTGTGCAGGTGCAGTTTGTGATGCTGCTGCAATTAACTTCTCCATATCACTCTTACTTACACCACCATTAGCACCACCACCTTGTGCTCCTCTCTTTGATGTTGTGACTCCGAATGTAGCTAAAACTCCTGTAAAGACCGAAGCTATGAAAGTTGGATCTAGGTCTTGTTTTGGAATTTTAAGAGCAGAGGGTAACTCTACATATGCTAATGTCAATATTGCACCACTCCAAACCAAAATACCCAGACGCACAAATGTTGAAAGAATCATCATCTGCTCTTCTTTGTCTTCAGATGCTTCTTTCAACTTGCTAAAGAATCCCTTTTTCTTCGGATCTTCTTTTAGTTCCTCTTTTTGTTTTTTATCGTCTGCCATAAGACTATTATATCTAA